CTCTTGACCAAACGTTCGTTAGCGACGGAATGAATCATTTCGTCTTTTCCATATACCTATAAGGAGATACACATGCCGCAAATCAAGTGGGACGAAGAAGGTACCCATATTTACCACACCGGCGTGTCGAAGGGTGTTCTGTTCCCCTTCGATAATGCCCAGAACCGCTATGGACAGGGCGTGGCCTGGAATGGCCTCAAGACTGTCACCGAAACCCCGGAAGGCGACGAGTCTTCCGATATTTACGCCGACAACCTGAAGTATTTGACACTTCTGTCGGCACCCTCGTTCAAATTCACGATCGAGGCATACACCTATCCCGATGAATTCGCGTTGTGTGACGGCACGGCGCAGCTCGTCAAGGGTGTGACACTGGGGCAGCAGCCTCGTACGCGTTTCGCGTTCTCTTATTGTACGCGACTCGGAAACGATACGAAGGGCGATTCCTACGGGGAGCTTCTTCACATCATCTACGGCGCTATGGCCGCACCGTCGGAGCGTGCCTACAACACGGTTTCGGATAGCCCTGAGGCTATTTCGTTCTCGTGGGAGTGCTCCACTATTCCCGTCCAGCTGGACGGTTTCCAGCCCGTGTCGGTTGTCACCATCGATTCTTCGAAGCTCGACTCCACAAAGTATAAGAAGTTCACGGACAAGCTGTATGGCGTGTCCGTGGGTGCAGGTGGCGCGGCGGTTCCGACGCTGATCATGCCTAACGAGATTCGTACGCTTCTGGCGTGATCTCGTTAGAGCTGAAGTTTGAGGGAGAGGAGCGGTTCGACGAGCGTAGCAATACGTTTGTTACACTGGAGCCATTCACTGTTACTCTTACGCATTCACTGTCCGCAGTGGCTGAGTGGGAATCGGTCTACAAGAGATCGTTCCTGGAAACCCCACCGCAGACGGGTGAAGAGTTGGTGTATTACATCCATTGTATGTCGGACCGCCCTCTCCCTCGCGACTTTGTTAAGCGCTTGGATCAGTCGATCCAAGTCAAAATAGCAGACTATTTGTCCGATAACGCAACGGCGACAGTTCTATGGAATCCGCCTTCAGCCGGAGGCCCACGAGACACCATGACTAGTGAGTTGATTTACTGGTACATGACTCAGTTGGGCATCCCGTTTGAGTGTGATAAGTGGAACTTGAATCGGCTATTGACGCTGATTCGTCTCGCCGCAGCTAAACAGAACAATGTAAAGCCGGACGCCAGGTCTTCTGCGGCTCAGCGTGCGGCTATGAACCAAGCCCGTAGGGCTAGAACAGGGAGTAGAGGATGATTGACATTCCCGCTGACGCTCAGCGTCCCGCCGGACCAGATCCGCACGAGGACAATGATCGCGCGATTTTTGAGGGGGCACGATCTTGAGCAAGATTGATGAAGTTCTGAACCACGCGGCCTATCGCATTGGCTACTACGCTCCCGATGATCCCGAACCCGGTTCGGAGGCAGGTCGTTGGCTCGCCAACAAGATGGGTCAGCCTTGGCTGGCCGGCCCTTCCGAATCCGTTTGGTGGTGCATGGCCTTTGTGTCGATGGTGTTCGACATGGCCGGCGAAATTGACGCCATCGGCGGATTCTCTTACAACACCGACGTCACGAAGAACCGCATGGAGAAGGTCTCCATCGAAGATGCTCAGCGTGGCGACGTCGTGCTCTTCGATTGGGACCGGGACGGCCTGACCGACCACGTCGGCATCGTCGAGGCAAACCTCGGTGATGGCTGGCTTCAGACGATTGAAGGCAATACCAGCTCCTCGAATGCAGGGTCTCAGTCTGCTGGCAATGGTGTATACCGTCGTCAGCGCAGCTGGGGTATCGACTGCGTGCTCCGTCCGAAGTGGTCTGATGAAGAGACCGAGGATTCTTCCGAAGGCACCAACTCGATGAACGATGCTTGGTGGGGGCGTGCGACTACGTACGCTCTCCAGGCTTCGCTCAACACCCCTGCCGATGGCATTATCTCCGGTCAGGATCCTGACGTTGAGGATGATGTTACTCGAGCTGGTACTGGCTGGGAGACTGAAGAGGATCCTGAAGGTTCTCAGGTTATCGAGGCGCTTCAGGAGAAGCTGGGCGTTGATGTCGATGGTCTCATCGGCCCCGACACCATTGCAGCTCTTCAGCAGCACCTCAAGAACCGCGGACATGACCTCGAGGTCGACGGTGTCGCAGGCTACCGTACGGTAGAATGCCTGCAGTACGAGCTATCTAACGGTACGCTCTGGTCTTGATAGAAAGGAGGGCCGTCATGATCGAGATGAAATTTGACGCTGAGTTCGACATGTCAAAATGGTTGACACAAGTCAAGAACAAGAAGCTTCGTGACGTACTAGCAACTGCTGGTACTCGAGGTGTGGCGGCCCTCCGGGCCAATACCCCGGTTGGTACCGGGAAGACTGCTGCTTCTTGGCAGTATAAAGTCAAGGAGACCGAACGAGGCGTTAAGATCGTTTGGTATAACACTAACATCGTGTCCAAGGTTCCCATTGCGATCATCTTGCAATACGGGCACGGGACACGTCAAGGCGGCTACGTCCAGGGTAAAGACTATATCAACCCCGCGATGAAGCCCATATTCGACGAAATCGACCGAATGGTTGGGAGGGCCATCAATGGGTAAGAGTATTGAGAATAAGGTCGTTTCCCTGGAGCTCGACGATTCGAAGTTCACAAGCCGTGTCGACGGAGTGCTTCATAACGTCGATCGCTTGAAGTCCGGAATGAACTTCAAGCAGTCGACCGACGGTCTTGACAATGTCGGTAAGGCTGCCCAAGATGCTTCAAAGCAGATGGGCGGTATTGCGGACGGCGTTAAGAACGTCAACACGTCGATTGTCAACAATTCTACAACTGCCGCCGCTGCCACAGCTAATGTTGGTGCCGCGGCGAAGATTTCGTCGACTAATTTTTCCATGCTCGCGGGTGCTGCTTCCGTGGCCATGGGTAACATCGCATCTAAGGCCCTAATGGCCGGAGGATCGGTGCTTTCCTCGTTCACGTTCGGACCTATCATGGACGGTTTCCGGGAATACGAGAACCAGCTTAACGCGGTTCAGACTATTCAGGCTAACACGTTCAGTAAGGGTGAGACCACTGCGACGATCAACGCAGCTCTCGACGAACTGAACGCTTACGCGGACCGGACCATCTACTCGTTCACCGAGATGACACGCAATATCGGTATGTTCACATCTGCGGGTGTCGGGTTGAAGGATTCTGTTGCCGCGATTAAGGGTCTGTCGAACGTCGCAGCAATGTCTGGCTCATCTTCTGAGCAAGCCGCAACGGCAATGTATCAGCTGTCTCAGGCGCTTTCGACAGGCTCTGTAAAACTTCAAGACTGGAACTCTATCGTCAACGCCGGTATGGGCGGCGAGCAGTTCCAGGAAGCACTTAAGCGTACTGCGCGAACCTACGGTGTCGAAGTCGACAAGATGATCGACAAGGCCGGGTCGTTCCGTAATTCGCTTAAGGACGGATGGTTGACATCCGAGATCATGATCGAGACTTTGACCCAGTACACGGGTGATTTGTCTCGCGAACAGTTGCTAAGCGCCGGTTACACGGAGCAGCAGGCTGACGAAATCATGAAGTTGGCTGAAACGGCTAACGACGCTGCTACGAAGGTCAAGACTTTCTCGCAGCTTATCGACACAACTGCAGAGGCACTTGGTTCGGGATGGGCTTCCATCTTCCGAACGATCTTCGGCGACTTCGAACGAGCCCGCACCATGTGGACGGCAGTGTCTGACGTGGTGAACGGAGGCATTGGAACTTTCTTCGATGCGCTTCAGGGTATTCTCGACCGCTGGGATGAACTCGGCGGTTGGGAGGAATGGTGGTATGGTCTCGGTGAACTCTGGACCGCCATCGCCAAACCTCTGAAGGCCATCGGCGAAGGGTTCTTCAGTGCGTTCCAGGGAGATGCCGGTAAGGCCCTTTACGATTTCTCGTACTATTTCCGTCATTCGATCTCGCAGTGGCTTATGATGTCTGACGACTTCGCCAACAACCTCGGCAAGATCTTCAAAATGGCAGGCGAATTGATCTCGCCAGTTCTTGAGGTTCTCATCGGGTTTGCCTCGGCAATTGTCCAGATTGGCGTGGCTGCGTTTAAGATCGGCGTGATCCTCGCGGGGATCTTTGTCAAGCCGATGATCCTTATCGCCGCGAAGGTTGGAGACATCGTCTCCGTCTTCAGCGACTGGTTTGGCCAGATGCTCGGCGGAACCGACATCCTTGGAGGTCTGGCTAAGGTCCTCGACTGGATTGTCGACAAGTTCCAGAAGCTTGCCGATTGGCTGTACGCTATTGCGGACGTCACGATCACTCCGATCTTTGACGGATTCAAGGTGGCCATTGAAGCGGTGCTTAAGCCACTCGGCGAATTCATCGAGGTGATCAAGAAGGCGACTGCGAACGTATTCAAACCTTTCAGTGATGCTGTGTCGAATGTCTTTGGCGCGATCTTCGGTTTCGCTTCTGGGACTGGCGGTCCGATGGAGAAGATCAAGTCTGCCTTTGGTGGATTTGGATCTGGCTTCCTCGAGAACATGACAAAGCTCGCCGACGCCATCGGCCCCAAGTGGTCTGAGAAGGTCAAGGCTTTCTCAGATTCGATTCTCCCAATCAGCGAGACTATTGGCAAGCATCTTGGTGGTGCTGTTGAGAGCGCTGGTAAGGGGGTTAAGAAGTTCTGGGACGATGCGTCTCCCAGGATGGCCGAGGCCTGGTCTGAATCAACCAAGCGGATGAAAGACTCGATCTCGGGGGTCGGCAAGGCTTTCGGTCGAGCCGGCGAAACCATCTCAAAGACGTTTGCCCCTCAGGTGCAGGCAGTCAAGGATTTTGGTAAAGCCCTCGGGGACGTCTTTACGAACATCGGAACACATCTCGACAACAACACCTTCTTGTCGTCAATCGGCGACAGCTTCAAGAACATGATGATGGCGTTTGGTCCATTCGGATCTCTGATTAACGGCATCATCGATCTGTTCGGGAAGCTCGGGGATCTGACCAAGTCTATATTTGGTGGATTCAGCGACGAGGCGAATGGTGCTGCGGGCGGATTGTCGACTTTCGGGAAGGCAGCCTCCGCTGCGTTTGACACTCTCGGTGTCGTCGGCGGGACTATCTATACAGCAGCTACAGGCATTGTTGAATTCTGTTCGTCGGTTGTTGAGGCTATCGCGAACCTGATCGACTGGCTTACCAAGGGCATTGACAGTATCAAGAAGTTCGCATCTGAGTCTCAAGCATTCGACTCATTCAAGAAGAACGTCGGCAAGGCATTTAATAACGCCGGATCGATGATCCAGACTTTCTGGTCTGGTCTCGGTTCCAGCCTCAAGGATCTGTCGATTTCTGATCTCTTGAGTGGCGCGTTGCTCGGCGGCGGTCTTGGTATGGGCTTCAGAACCCTTCAGACTGTGCTGGGTCAGTTCACGAAGACCACCGATTCGTTCAGCGCCATGTTTGAAAAGTTCGGAAAGATCGGAGACTCGATCTCTGGTGTCTTCAACTCGCTGACTGACGCACTGAAGTCTATGCAGGAAGTCATCAAGGCCAAGGCCCTTCGAGAGATTGCTATCTCCGTAGGCATCCTGGCTGGCTCGCTGTTCCTTCTCGCAATGATCCCGGCACCCCGACTAATTCAGGGTGCTGTGGCGATTGGCGTCTTGACTAAGATACTTCTCGTCGCTCTGACTCAGATTAGCGAGATGAAGATCAACAAGATGCAGATTGCAGGCGTTATCGGTGCTGTTACGGCGTTGTCCGTTGCAGTTCTACTGATGTCGATCTCCGTCGGAATTCTTGGATCTATGAAGTTGAGTACTGTTGCGCAGGGTATCGGGGCTGTTATGGTCTTGGTACTCGGCATGACAATGGCTGCTAAGCTTCTTGCTAAGGATTCCAAGACGATGATCCAAGGCGTCGGTTCCATGATTGCCATGGCCATCGCAATCAACATGCTGGTTATCCCGATCGTCGCATTGGGGCTCCTTCCGATTAAGACGATTGCCCAAGGTGTTATCGCCGTCGGTGTCTTGATGGGGATTCTGGTTGGCTTTGTTCTGCTCATGAACAAGGTTGCTAGTGATCTCGGCAAAATGGCAGCCATTTCTCTGATGATGGTCTCGTTCGCGTTCTCGATTCAGATGCTCGTGGCCGCCGTTGCAGTAATGGGCTACATGGACATGAATAAACTGTTCCAAGGAATAGTCGGTTTGTCCGCTGTAATCCTACTGCTTGTGGCTATCGCGAATCTGATGCCTCCTACGGCAATTGTCGGAGCGGGTTCCTTGATCCTGACTGCAATTGCGATGAACATTGCGGTCGGGGCGATTGTACAGATGGCAAACCATAGCTGGGGAGAAATTCTCAGCTCGATGGGTAAGCTGATTCTCGTCGTCGCGGCTATCGTCGCGGTGGCGTTTGCTGCTCAAGGTGCTATCTTCGGTATTGCCGCACTCACATTGCTCAGCTTCGCGTTGAGTATGTTCACGACGGCCTTGTCGAATGCAGCCGGACTTAGCTGGGATGCTCTCAGCAACGGTCTATGGGCAATCGGCATCGGACTTGGTATTCTGATCGCGGCGGGGTACCTTGCTGCGGCTGCAGCCCCGGGTCTAATTGCCCTGGCGGTTGCAATCGGCGTGCTCGGTCTAGTCATTATCGGTATCGTGGCGGCCTTTACAGTTCTGGTTGCGACTTTCACCGCATTCATCTCGGTCGTGGCTCTAGCAGGTCCGACTATCGGGGCGGGTATTGTCGCGATTGCTTCGGGTATTGCGGCCGGCGCAGCGATTCTTGCAGCTGCTGCTCCGGCAGTTCAAGCCGCTCTAATCGGTATGTTCACCGCGTTGGAGAACTCTGCTCCAGCAATGGGTAACGCTGTTTCATCGATGGTGCGGGCGCTAATCCCAGCTGTGAATGAACTGATAATCATGGCAGGTGTTGCTATTAGGCAGTTCATCAGCCAGGTCTATCAGATCGTGAAACAGAAGATGCCTGAGCTAGTCCAGATCTGGACGACCTTCATTTCGGGTATGCTTCAAACCCTTCGGAATGTATGGCCCGAAGTCTTGAAAACCGTTATCGACCTCCTATTCCAGCTGGTCATGGCAATCGTCGAGAACATTCCCAAGTTCAGTGCAGCTTATCAGGCCCTGCTGAAGGAATGGATTGAGGCAGCTAAGGCTTGCATTCCACTTATGGTAGAGGCCTTGCTGAGTCTGTTGCAGGCACTGATCGATGGCATCACGGCTAAGATTCCTGATCTGGCCGCATCGGGTGCTAACATGATTGCGGCGATGATCAATGGCATGGCCTCTCAGGCTGTGATCATCATCAACGCTGCGTGGAATGCTGTTATTACATTCATCAATGGATTTGCTGATGCAATTGATCAGAAGGGACCAGAGCTTCAAGCCGCGGTCAACAAGCTGATCACCGCCATCATCAATTTCATCAAGAATGGTTTGGTCGGCATGGCCAACAAGTTCTCCCCTCAGGCTGGGACCATCGGTCGTAACATCATCAACGGTGTTGTCAACGGCGTGTCTGGTGCCGCCGGAGCCCTTTACAACAAGCTGCGCAATGTCGCCTCGAGCGCTCTTAGCTCGTTTAAGAGTACTCTTGGTATTCACTCGCCTTCGCGTGTATTCGCGACTGCGGCTGGATTCATCGTTGCAGGTATTGTACAGGGTATCGACAAGAACCAAGACGACGCGGTTGACGCGATGTCTGGTCTCGGTAGCGAGATGGTGAATGCTATGAGCAACCTGGACGCCGATTGGAATCCAGTCATCAAGCCGACTGTCGACCTCTCTGAGGTGAATGGTCTGCAAGATCTCACGATGAACGACCTTAGTGCGACTGTTGTCGGAACTTCGGTTCAAAATGGCAGTCAAACAGCGCAGGAGATTCGGGCTCTTCGAGACGAACTGCGCAACAACCAGAAGCCGATGGTCTTCAACCAATACAACGAATCACCAAAGGCGCTCGATCTCAACGACCTGTATCGTCAAACTGAGCGCCAACTTGAACGAATGAAGAGGGTGTAATCCGCATGACATACACAAAGGTTCGAATATCCGACAATAGTGGATTGGAACTACCTCTGTATTTAAATCGTGTGGACAAAGGATGGGTTGCCCAGATCTTAAACGGATCCTTTGGCTCGAATAGGGAATACAACTTTACAGGAAATGTCGTTACATCGATGTCTGAAAAACAGATCGACATCAACATGCGTCTGACGCCTGCTGTCCCCATCCCCGAACGACCGGCTAGGTATTTTCTGGATTATCTTTCTTCCAAGACGATTAGCACTGTCGAGATTACCGACCCATCGCTAATAGTTCCAGTAGTCAAGTATAAGTCGAACGAAACGACAACATATACTAAACCAACTCTAACTTTTGGTAGAGTATCGCCGTTCACACAATCTTGTGTTATTCGCGAGCTTAAGTACAACTATTCAGAATCCCCATCAACGATCGAGTTCACCATTTCAACGAAACTTCCGATCATGTATGGCTATTCGTTTACGTTGTACATGGGTCTCGGCAACCAGAATTGGACTCAAGCGCAATCTGACATTATTTCGACGATCCAATCAATCGCCCCACAAATCGGGACCGTGGACATTCGAGAATTGAAACTATCTTTGCCAGCCATCGGAACTTCAAAATACCGAATTTTCGATGGTGATATGGATATGTTCGCCGCTCTTCTACAGGGTAACTCATCCAGTAACCCTGGCGTATTCTCGATGTATGGTCTAATTGACGGAACTCGACGCTTTAGTATCTCTGGCGGATACGATGCTAATGCAGCAGCATGCTATGCTTATGAATCGTATCCTGCTTTCGATATTAGGAATATGACTTATTGGCTTAAACTGATTAAGGAACCTCCTAAAATCCCACTCGATAACATGGGCAACGGTTATTGTAAGTTGGAATTGGTAATGGCTAGAAAGAATCTTTAAAGATGCCAAACGTTATTCAAGTACTTGGCGGAAAATCGATGGGGACGTTTTCCACGATTCCAGTTTTTGACACACTGATAAAAGAGGGGTTATACACCGCTTCGATGACGTTTAGATGCAAGGGGACGTTTCCATATCCGCCGGGGACCGTTGCATGCTGCTTCGGAGCAACGCCAACTCCATTCGTGGTGGAGGAAATATCGTACGAATCGCAAGGTATCAGTGAAATTCGCTGCATCTCTGTTTGGGAAACGCTAAAGCGTCGCAACAAATGCGGGTCTTACAAGAATTTATATCCGAGTACGTTTTCACCCCTTGGGATTTTTAAAGTGTTACTGGACGATATAAATAAAGATCCAAATCGATGGTTCGTCTATTGGTTGAGGGCTTCTATTCCATCCGACCTAAATAGTTATGAGGATAAGTTCGACCCATCCACGAGTATTTACGATGATATGTACAATGCGGCGTTGTACAATCAATTGTTCTTCACATCTAGTATTAGTGTGACTAACGATAACAGTAGCAATTTGGATATTACGCTATACGCCAAATCGTTGAACAGTCAAGGCAAAATTCTTGATATAGGCCCCCTAGATTCGGTATCATCCAGACTGGTTAGACGACTCCCGAGTGCGCCGACACACTGGTATATTGGAAAAACTAGCGACTATGGCATGTGGAATATGGCGTCCAGAGGTCGGATTCATACATGGTATGAAAATCGCCCGTATATGCAAAATACGACCGACTGGCAAGGCGTATATCGTCACGAGTCTGGAGTCCCGGGCAGTAGCGATCGCGAATGGGGGCAAATCACTGAAGAAATTCGATGCGAACCACTTAGATCGGTGGTTGTTGATATCGATGAAGTTCAATCGGAACGCTTTTACAGTCTGCCGATCGGACGACCGGTCTCGGCGTCAATCATGGACGTTATGTTCACGGGGTATGTCATTGAGCGAACCGTGAGTGGTGGAGACCTGACGACATATTCAATAAAGATCCAACCGGATCGATTCTACAAATACGGTGAGGAGGTAACCGATAAGTGGATTTGACAAAGATCGCCGAAATGGCGAACCCTGCGGTAAC